AGTGAAGGCCTTTGTTGCTGCACCCCATGCAGTCATAGCGGCGTTGGTGATCACAATGGCAGCTGCAATACCGCCGATGATGCCGGCAATGATTACAAACGCGGTTGAGTTTTCTGCAGCCCATGCGCCCATCTTGGTTAGGAAAGGCAAGACGGCTTCGATGGCTGGCAGTAGTGCCGCGCCGATTGACTCTTTTGTTTCGGCCAGTGCAACACCGAGACGTTTGAACTGTCCCTGTGCAGTGTTAGCAGCTGTGGTTGCAGCGCCTCCAGTGGTCTTGGCCATTGCAGCCATTACTTCATCAAAGGTTGCGCCGTCCTTGATCATTTGGCGATATTCAGGTGCCAGTTTGGCTAGGGCTGTCATGTTGCCACCAAATGCCTTTTCGAGACTGGCGGTCACAGTAGCCAATGGCTTACCCGTAGAAGCAGCAATATCCATTGCAGCAGTGGCTAGTTCTTGCGCCTTGGTCATCGAGCCAGTGGCCTTGGCAAGACGGCCTATAACAGGTCGTAGTTCGTCATCGGTAACACCAAGCAATTTGCCTTGAGTGCTAATCCAATCTTCGTTTGCTTTAATTTGCGCGTCAGTAGCGCCAGTCGTTTTCTTAAGCGTTGACGCAAGTAGTTGTTGTGCAGCGTCATCCTCGATGGCACCTTTTGTGGCGTCACCTAAAGCAACAGCCAAACCTGCTAAGGCAAGACCTGCAGGCACCGCTGCCTTTTTGATTGCAAACTGGGCCTTCTGCCCTGAAGTCTCAAGTTGCTTAAATTCAGCAATGGCTTTGTTGATGCCCTTGCCATCAAACTCGCTGATAATTGGAATAGTAATTGCCATTAGATTCTCCCGTTGTTGCCGGTCATCTTCATGACTCGATTCACTAAGTCGCGCACTTCTTTTTCAACCAGATCATTTTGCGCTTCATACGCTCGCCAAATAACACGAGACGGGGGGCCATATTTAGCCTGCAAAGACTGGGACAGATTGCCTTTACGCGCCATGTCAAACAGGGTAGCCTGCGGCCCACCCCACCTGATGCCAAACGTTGCGAGGTTCTGACGGAAACCGCCCGGTGCATCTCGAACCTTCTTGCCACTGGTAAACGCCTTCAAGTTCTTGTTGACTCTCTTGGCGTCCCACTTCATAAGTTCAGCGCCACTCTTGCCAGTCCAAGAACGCTCCATACCCGATAGCGGTGCATCGTCAGGAATGTTGCGTCGAGCCTCAACTAGCACAGGGTCAACAATCTGTTTGAAGTCCGTGGTGATTTGCCGACGAAGTTTCTTGTCAATCTTGTTGAGTTCAGCCAACGCTTGTTTAAGGCCGACAACTTCAATAGGCCCAAGTTCACTGGTCATTTGCGCCTTGATTTATTTATCACGTCAATGACTGTGTTCATGTCTTGAATCTCGAATGGTATTTGTGGAGGCCACCAACCCGTCTCGACTAGCAGCTCTGCTAGTGATCGTGAGTAGGTGCCTCCTCGATGGGGTTTGTTGGTTCGTCCGTTATGACTTCAATGGCAACCAGTTTCTTGACGTAATCATCAAAAATTGCTGGCACCGAGATGCCGTGTACTTTGCAGGATTCGAAAGCCATGAACGCCAAGTCTTCAAGTCCTACGCCAGTAGCGAGGTTGGAGGCTTTTTGTTTGAACTTTCGTTCCCAAGCAATAATGACATAAAGGTTGGTTTTAACTTCGTATGAGGTTTCATCTGTTGTGACTTTGAGCGTGAGTTGCATTGTGTTTTTTTCTTGTTTAAACGGTGATGTCGCGTACCCAGGTGCCCCCTGAAAAAACGGCTTCTACGGTTGCGAGTTCACCAACGGTTGAGTTGATAGGGGTGAAGGATGCGAGCATGCAGTTTGTGATGACGTACTCAGGGTTTGTTGCTGACTCGGTTGCGCCTGATGGCGAGATGGTCAGGATGGTTGTGCCGGTGCCTACGCAGGATGCAAGGATGGCCTCAACCTCGGTAGCGCCGTAAGACAAAAAGAATGTGATTGACACTTCAACCGATTGGAGTCCACCAGTGAAACGGTGTCCAGTATCGCCAAAAGCTGTTGACTCAAGTGAGTCTTGACCAATGGTAATTGCACAAGCGTTGGCTTGGTCACTGAGGTCTGTGGTGGTGACACCTTGGGTGATTCCGATAGTTGCGTTGGATAGGAATGTTGTTGTTGCCATTGGTGGCTCCTTTTTGTTAGTTGCGCCGTACTGCTACGGCAACGGTCATGTCATAGCAAGGAAGCATCTGTTCGCCGTATGAAGCGAGAGATGGCCTTCCATCCACTATGGCGATGGGTGAGTTCATAATCGTGTCCACAGTTGTCATCAAATAATCGCCGCTATCTTGATTTCCGGGGGGGCCAGCCAGTACACGAATGACCAACCGAATGTCGCCCACGTTGTATGTGAACGCATCGAGCGTTGGCAATTCAATCATCACTGACAGTGGTCGTGCGTTGCGTGGGTCAGTAACAGGTTTTAGGCCCAGCGCGGTGAGCGCGGTCTTAGTTGCGTTAACTGCTTCAGCAAGAATCCCTGTTGCAGCCATTAGGCGACCTGTGGCCTTCCACAGCCAAGCAGCTGCATAATCTGACCGAGGGACATGGTTGGTGTTCCCATGCTCATTGAGTCAAATGATGCGTAGCCGTCCACTGCTCCGCGGTTGCGGTATTGGATTGCTGCATATTGGATACAGCCCAATTTCGCTGCGCCGTCTGGAGCCGTTGAGAGGCTGTCTGTGTAGCCTGCCTCCCTACGCTTGCGGAATGCCCATGCGTTAGCCGCTGAGACGCATACAGCGATAAATGCGGTGTCATTAGCGGTAGCGACCTCGATGCCTAACCAACTGGTGACGTCGGCTGAGGTAATCCACGAGCAGGATTGGGTGAAAGTAACTGTGCCAGTGGCAACTGATCGTTCAACATCGTCGCCTGAACTGGCATAGATGAACTGGTTTTCCATAATGACGTCGTAGTCAAAGACCAAGTCGCCATATTCGGACACCCGGAGAAACAGGTAAGGCTCGGTAGAAACCACAGTGAACGTGCCGTTGAGGCTGTGTCCTGCACCTGCGATAACTACCGAGTCTTGGGTCTGAATGTCTGTGTCAACAAAAGTCTGCAAGATGGCATAGTTGTCTATTCGCGTATGAAAAGCGAGGTTATAAACAGCCATGGTCTTGCAGTCTTAGTTAGTTGCTGTGGATCAGGTGAGGTTGAAACGGCGAAGGCCGCCAGCGATTGTGACGATTGGGCAGAAGTAGCCGTAGATCATCGCTGTGATTTCGCCTGATGCCGGAACATTGACTGAAAGTTGAAGTTGTGAAGATTCAAAGATTTCAATTGCTGAAGGCACGATTAGGAAAGCCGATTCGTCAATGCTGGTTGAAACCATGTTTGAAGAAACGTACAAAGGCACACCAAGAACATTGCCGAACAAGGTTGTTGCCTCGGCTGAACCTGCTGAGTTTTGTGGCTGTCCTGCGTTGAACAGTGGGCGGTTGCTGCCGTCAACTGCGTTCTGCATCAGTGACCATTGGCTGACACCAGCGGTGTAGGCCGAAACGACGTCGCCAGTTGCCAAATATGCAGCTGCTGATTCTGTTGAAACGAACGACTGGATACCTGCAGCGGTTGCTGCGGTTGCTGTTGCCTGTGTACCACCAGCGGTGATTGCAGCAATTGTTGCAACTTCTGTGGCCTTGCGGTACGAGCGTGTCATGTTGTCCAGCATGATCTGTGCGAACGATGGGTCTGAACGCTCTTGAAGTTCAACTGACCATGTCTGCTGACCAGCAAGTTTTACAACTGTTCCGTTGACATACGAAGAAACGATGCCAGTGTTAGATGGTGCATCACCTTCTGCGGTAGTGGCAACAGTGCCATTCGTTGTGATTTTTGGGATGCTGATCGTCATGCCACTGGCAGGGATGGCACGAGTACCACCACAAGCGTCAATGACAGGACGTGAACCAATGTTCACCTGCACGACATTGTTCATGTATTGAACAGGACTGAAAGCAGGGTTTGTGCTGAACGAATCGTCTGCTGCCTGAATGAACCTTGCTTTTGCTTCGTCAGCGGCTGCAATCCAAAGGCGTGATTCGCTTTGTGGGTTTAATGCTGCTTGAACACTG